CGTGTATACCATCATGCCACGCGCGGAAAGCGTGATTGATGTACGGCATACTGAACACCGTTTGCATACACCCGACACCAGACACAGGCACCGACTCCCCGCGAAGGATGTTCGGCCGCAGCTTGCTCAGCTCCGCGTACGTGCCCGGCGCATCATTACTAACGTGGTGCCGTGGCGCCACATCGCAGATATACATCTCCAGACTGTCACTCGCTCGCGCGTTCATAAGCGGTCCTCGCGTTCAATCCATGTGGCCCCGATGACACCCACGTAATACTCACGGGAGCTACCTGCCGGACCTTCGGCCGGCTCGACGCACACCTTGCCGGAGCTGCTCGCCTTGTGTGGCGGGCGGAAATAGGTGACGCGCATACGCTCGCCGTCTCTCAGTGTAACGATGTCACCTTCGCGCACTTCAGTCGCGCCATCATAATCGTATACGAGTCTCATACCGTCACCTCACTTGTGGTGTATATAGTCAGGCAGTGCTGCCGTGCGAACTGCTCCGCGTCTACCTCATGTTCAAAGTACTGGCCGACAGTGCGCCCATCGGCTACCCATTCCAGCAGTGTGTATGTATACATCTATTCTACCTCCACCTCAGCGGCTACCAGCTCCGCCTCGTATCTGTCGAAGACTACTTGCCTTCCGCCGAACATCACGTATGCCACGTCGACTGCGTACTGAGCTATACGACATCCGTGCTCGACCAGCTGCTTCAGCTGCCGCTCGTCCCACCATGCTAGCATCTGCTCTCGGCTTGCAAACCCGAAGTGCAGGTTCCCGAAATCAGACAGCCCGTCCTCCCACGGACCCGGCCGGTGCTCGCTCGTGTGGCCGTCCATCGCCACATCGTATGTTCCCGAGTGGTACGCACCTCGCCCGTCAAAGTGCTCGACGCGGTATACTGTAACCTTCGCCATGTCACACCTCCACGGTGTGCTCGATCACGAGCGCTTCATATGATTCCGCGAACATGCGCACCTCGAAGACTTCACCCGCATCATTGTACAGGGTAATGCCACGGCACCATGAATCACAGCGCCCGAGGTGCTCAGTCGCCCCAACCTCGACGCGCACGATACGGTGCACGTTAGTTGATACGGCGCTCATTGCCAGCCACCGACATAGACGGGGGTATTGCTTCCCATCGGGCATACGTACCCGCCGCGCACGCTGTCGGCTTTTGCATCGGCAGCTCTGCGCGTCTTGTAGTTGCGCATTGTCCACCGCGCTGTACGTGTGTTTCCAAACTCGTCTCGAAAGCAGTGCATGACTATAAACATGATGTGTACCCCGTTTGGTATCGTGAGTGAGTGCGCATCCTTGCGCTACGTGTCCAGTGTTACGCGGCTTTCTGTTCTTCGGTCAGGGCGACCGGAGCTACCAGCTTGTTGAATGCTTCGGCCAGCTGATTCGCGGCTGGGATGTCCTCGGCGTCGAGTGCCAATTCCATAGCGGCCTCAAACTGCGCGGCCAGCTTGCTGAATACCTTCGCGCGGCTGTACGCGGCGGCGGCTTTGTCCGCTGCTTCTTTCTGGTACGTGCTCCAGTCCGTGTCAATGGCGCCCGGCAGGTCAATGACGCCGCCCTTTTTGGCCTTGCTGAAACCCTTCGCTTTGTTCCATACGACCGGCGCAAAGCCCGCAAAGTACTTGCGCAGCTGCGTTGCGTTCGCTGGGGTGACTGCGTTTACCAGCTTGGTCATAAGCGTTGCGTTGCCGTGCTCCGCGAACTGAGCGAGCGCGCCGATAGCGGCCGCTTGGATGTCGGCGGTCATGGTGCCCGTGCGGCCCTTAATGCTTTCGATCTTGCGGGCGGTTTGCTTCAGGTCAAGTATGCTGATTGTATCGGTCATGTTTGCGTGCCTCACTTGTTAAAAGCCGCGATCTCAGCGGCGGTATAGGTGCGTACCGGTGCGGTACCTTGTGGGTCCTTCAATATGGTGCGGTTCATCCGTGCTATGCCTGCCGGTTCCGGCGGGCGGAAACCTTGCGCCTTGAGTGCCATGCGGCGGCGCCGTGCGCCTCTATTATCTTTCATGGTGTTGTATCCCGTGTGACAGTACTGACAAAGCCGTGGCCTTGTCGCTAATGTCTCTAATGATTCTCACCTGTATGCGTCGCGGGCTTAACGGTTATTAGCCTAGCCGGTCCGCCCATTGTACGCGCCTTGCTATCGGCAGCGAGTGCATCCCTATTCAGTGGAATCCGCCGCTAGTTTGCAAATGCGAATGATTCTCATTTGCGTTTCGCGGTTTCAACCGTTACCCGTTAGGATGCGGGCTATTCGATGCTTCCGGGGGACCCTTGCCCGCTTGCGGTTACATCTTGCGTCCATGCTGCGTGCCCGTCCGTGTGGCGCTTGTCCGTGGCGCTTCACCCTGAATGCGCCGTCTGAGTGACAGTAAATCACGGTCCGCCGTGCGTGTCAACTCTTTTCTTTCATCCGGTGGTTCCGTCCCCGTTACCAAGGTTAACGACCGGCCGCCGGAAACCTTGAGAAATTAATTCACGAATAATTCTATGGCCCCATAAAAATCACTTATCACGTGATCGGCTTCCCGGTATATAAGGTGTAGGCGAAGCCGTGCCATTCGCCATGCAATACCCATGCCACCGTGACACTGTGAATCCGTACAGTGACCTGTTCATCCATACAGTACTTTCGGGCGTTGTTGGGAACCGTTCTCATTCGCATGTAGAGTTGGCACGATTCTCCGCAACGGTGCGGGCGGCCACAAGGCGCACGCGGTAACAGGTACCGCCGTATACCCCGCAACTAGCACGCGTCTAGCGGGCTTACACGCGGGCACACGGGAATATTAGTATATTAGCGGTCACCGTCATAGGTACCGCATTCAACCGTACACGGGCAAGGGTTATTCCCCGGATCACGTGACCGGAACCGGGCGACTGAGCATCGGACCGATACGCCACCTTGAGCGCTGGCAATGTCACGGGCGGATAACGGGTACCGGGCATGGCCTTTGCGAATGAGAATCACCCGCATTGCCGGGATACGTGCCTTGATACCACACTCACCCCGCCGTGATTCTGGCCGTCACGAATGGCAATCGCAATGGCAATGGTAACGCGAACGATTCGCATTCACGGTGACGATCACGGTCACGGGACGGGTGACCCCCCTGTGACGGGGTCGCGGGTGGGTTTATAGTGACCTTGCACCGGAATGGGTGATTTTGGAACAGTGACCGGGGGACCCGTAACCGAGCCTCATTTCGGTAAGGCCGGCTTCAGGACGTGATGTACGGGTCGACTTCACGTGAGGGGAGGGTCATCGTATAGGCCCGTTGGGGCGGGCCGTGACGAGCCTCTCAGGGCGTGTGAGGGGCCTGTTATTTACAGGGGTGTTCTGTACACCGGGAGGGCATGTACATTATTGATGTACAAGGAGTTTCAGTGTACCCGGAGGGTGACGGGAACAGGTCATTTGGGAGGGGTGATGTAACGCATTGATATGTAAAGCGATCGACATTAATGCGGAGCTTGAGGGAACTATTCTCCGCATCTGTGGTCTAACCATATGCGAGGGTAACATACTCGCCTTGACGCTGGGATGCGCTCGTAGCTGCGCGTGGGGCCGTTGCTGGGCAGGGGACGGTACGCATGTACCTCGGTAGGTTCTGACCGCCGGGGGAGGGAACACAGGGTTGATTTGGCGTACGAAGGTCCCGTAGGGGACACGGCTGGCCCACGACACGGGTACCCTGACAATACACCACGGCAGCATTCGTGACTCAATCAGGCCCTATGGGCCGACCACCTGACAACTGTGACCAGCACGAGAATGCTGGGTTGACTGGGCGGTGACGTAACAAGTGAGTGACCCTTCGGTGCCACAACCCCTGCCCGCACACCGTGAAACGAGGACCCCGCATGACAGCACATACGACACGTCGGGAAGACTGGCAACGCTTCGCGTGTGCCTTACTCGGTTACCCGGAACCCCGGCGTCACCGTAACCCAGTTTTGAACTACGTCCTGCTGGTGCTGCACACCGGCAAGAACATCGTCGTGGAGGAGGCCCGCAGGTGGGGCTTCGAGCTGCGACCCAGCAAGAGGTGACACCATGCCGTTGAAGAAGGGATCGAGCAAAGCGACCATCGCAGCGAACATCAAGCGCGAGGTCAAGGCAGGCCGGCCGCAGAAGCAGGCCGTCGCCATTGCAATGAATGCAGCGGGTAAGTCCCGCAAGAAGAATCGCAAGTCCTAGTGACTGCCGGTCGGGAGTGATACCGCAAACCTCCCAACAACTTGAAGACCAGTGGCAGGGCTACGAGCAACACTGGCCAGCCGGATTTGATCCCCGGCTGCTGTTTCCCTACGCACGTCCGGCGCGAACACGTATCACCCGGTGGGGACCGGGTCGTGGCGATCATGGCTGAAACCATCCGTTAAAGACCGGACACACATTACAGGAGGTCCCGTGGACAGTGACTATTCATTCATCCCAGCGGCCCTCCGCATCGGCGGGTCGCGCTATCGTATTATCCAGCGGGAAGCGCTATGGCGCAGCGCGGAAAGCGTTGACGGCCAAGTCCGCTTCGACGACATGGAGATGGACCTCGTCACCGAGGGCCGGCCACCGTGGGAAGTCAGCAACACGCTTATCCACGAGTGCCTCCACATCTGCTACCGCGAGTACCACATCAAGCCCAAGTGCGGCGAAGAACGCACGGTCACGGCACTGGGGTACGCGCTTAATGCGCTGTACGCACAGAATCCTGACCTACTTCTCGCGTTGGTCACCCTTCAGGAGATGACCGATGCCCAACGAGATTGACAAGGCCAAGTCCACACAGTTCGCCAAGGGGAAGTCGGGCAACCCGCTGGGCCGCCCCAAGGGCAGCAAGAACAAGAGCACCCTCCTGCGGGAAGCGATGCAACAGAAGGCCGACCGCCTGCTGAGTCGCAAGGTGCCGAAGGTACTGGAAGTCGTGATCGCTGCGGCTATCGCCGGCGACATGTCGGCAGCCAAGATGATACTCGACCGAGCGGTGCCGGTGAAACGTGCAGACGACGGGACAGCGGATGAAGGCAAGGCCATCGTCCAGATCACTATTCAGAACTTGACTGCCCCGGAGCAACCGACGGGCGTCACCATTAATGGAGAGACCACCGAATGAGTACTTCCGGTAAAGAAGTAGTAACAGTTAGCGAAGCGGCCGCCGTTGTCGGCACCCTGTATCGTAACTACTCGCCGCTTGATCTGCGGTGGGCGCACTGCCACCTGATCACCACGGCTACCGCCGGCAACCGCCTGTTCAAGTTCGTGCTATACGATACGGACGGCACCACTATCCTGTACGATGTGCAGGCAGGTGCAACGCAGGCCGCAAGTTTGACTCGCCACTACGTCCTCGTCAAAGGCGCCGTACGTGAGGGCAGCTTCACTGGCACCAACGAGATCATACTCCCGCTCGCCGACATCATCCTCCAGCCGGGCCAAGCGCTCAGCGTGGTGGACGCCAACGCTGTCGACGCGGCTGACACCTTCGAGTTGAACTTCCAAGCGGTGAAATAACATGGCCAAAGTAAACCGAGATAAGGTACCTTTCAGTACTGGTGAGTTGGTAGGCCAGCTCGCCAAGGAAGCAGGCCGCGCCGTGGTGCGTAGTGTAGCGAATAGCTCGGGCGCTGCGGCCAGTGCCGGGCGCAAGCTGTCCAATCGCGGTCGTCAGATCGACGCCGCTACCAGCTGGGGCGACAGCACCAAGAAAGATGTGCGGCGTAAGTAGGCCCCGCGCGGTACTGTCGGTTCAGCACTCGGGAACACGGTTCCTACTGCACCGCCTGTACTGCGGGTATGAGCACACGTACCGAGGGAACAGCCACAAGGTTGATCGGTTGCTCAAGACGCACGATTGCATAGTACCCATCCGCCACCCGGCAAGGGTATTCGAGTCGTGGGTTCGCCGCGAACGCAATCTTCGCGAGCTGCTGCAACAGTACGAGTGTCTTATGGTCGACACGAAAGGCTACAATCTGACGTTCGTTGATGTGGAACGCTCCGGGGACCCGGTAGCGGCGCAGACGGGAGTCGGCAAGATGGATGTTGATCCGGTCATGCAGGCACGAGTGCCCGACTGGATTATGGACTGGTATCGGCACGCGCGTGCACATGCAGTGACGCTCGACGAACTGGAGGCGTAATGGCAGCTTTAGACTTCAGGCTACACACAAAACAGCAGGAAGTCTTCTTTAGCCCGGCCCGGTTCAAGGTATGCGCGGCAGGCCGGCGCGGAGGTAAGACCTTCCTCGCGGCCGTGACACTGATCATCGAAGCGCTCAAGAACGAAACGTCGTGGGGTAAGCGCCTCGGTCCAGCGAATGCGGTGTGGTACATCGCCCCGACATACTCACAGGCGAAGGACATCATGTGGGCCACGCTCAAAGAGCTGGCCGGACCAGTCGCCAAGCAGATCAAAGAGAAGGACCTGACCATTATCATGCCGAATGACCGCATGATTGTGCTCAAGGGCAGTGACCGCGAAGACACGTTGCGCGGTATCTCCCTGTCATACGTCGTTCTCGACGAGTACGCCGACATGAAGCCGGACGTATTCGACGTAATCATCAGCCCAGCACTCTCCGATTGCATGGGCGGCGCGCTATTCATCGGAACACCGAAGGGCAAGAACCACTTCTTCGACATGTGGGTGTCCGCAGACCGCGAAGACCTGCTCGACTGGGAGTCTTTCCACTTCTGCTCCATCGACAATCCGATGATCCCGCGCTCCGAGATCGAGAATGCACGCCTCCGCATGACTGCGGAAGGCTTTGCGCAGGAGTACGAGGCCAAATTCTCCTCCGGCGGTGCCGGTGGATTCAAGTCTGAACAGTTCATCGTGCTCGATGCACTACCCGGTGGCCAAGTTGGCACGCGATTCATCGCGGTTGACCCCAACGGGTTCAAGGATGTGGACGGTTTGAAGAAGTCCAAGCTACGGAAGCTCGATGAAACCGCCATCGCGGTCGTCGAGATACGCATTGACGGCTGGTACGTACTCGATATGATCCACGGACGGTGGGGAGTACGTGAAACATCACTGCAAATCGTCAAAGCAGCGCAACGGTACCGCCCGGCAATCGTCGGGATAGAGAACCTTGATGCGATCCGCCCCTATATGGAAGACCAGATGCGCCGACTGAACGTCTACCCGGTGCTCCAGCCCCTCAAACACATGGGGCAGCGTAAGGTTGACCGTATAATGTGGGCACTTCAGGGCCGGTTCGAGAACGGCCGCATCAAATTCATCAAGGGACCGTGGAACCAACACCTAATTGATCAGCTTCTTGACTTCCCGTCACCGCTGACACACGATGACTTGCCCGACGCACTCGCGTACATCGACCAACTCGGCCATACCGTCTTCAATGAGGAGACGATCATGGATGACTGGGAACCGATGGACGAGATCGCGGGTTACTGAGGACATAGCATGGCTGAAATCGTTGACATCGCGCCAGACGAGGCGCTTGAGAAGTACTCGCCGACGCTGAAGCGTGACGCACTGGCGTCATGGGTCATGTCTCGCGTACAGGAGTGGATCACACACCGTGACGGCGAAGGCCGGCAGCAGTTGTGGGAAGAATACTACCGCTTGTGGCGCGGACTCTGGTCCCCGGCCGACAAGAACCGCGACAGCGAACGCTCGCGCATCATCACGCCCGCCTTACAGCAGGCGGTTGAGGCCGTAACGTCCGAGATCGAGAGCGCTATCCTCGACAAGAGCCATTGGTTCGACATCGAAGACGACTACGAGGCGCCCGAAGGGGCGGAACCCGCCGAGCCTACCGGCCCCGGCGTCGAGTCTGCCGCTATCGTGGACCTGCGCAAGAAGTTGCGCGACGACATCAACGAGGCCGACTTCGAGACGGCCATGAACCAGATATTCCTGAACGGTTCCATCTTCGGTACCGGTATCGGGAAGCTCGTCGTTGACGAAGAAGACATTCTTACCCTGCGTCAAGGCGCGAACATGCAGGCGGAACTGGAAACAACCACGAAGGTGCTTGTGCGCCTCGTGCCAGTCATGCCGCAACAGTTCGCCATTGACTCGTCCGCCCACAACATCAAGGAAGCGCTGGGTGTTGCCCACTGCTATACGTCGCCGGAGCACTTGGTAAAAGCGATGCAGCAGTCGGGCAGTTACTACCAGACGGAAGTCTGCGGCGCACCCCCGGATGACGCGCTGATCAGTGACGAGAACCCTGACTATCAGGCCGACACGGTCAACATCACGGACTACCACGGCCTTGTGCCTCGCGGCCTGTTACGGGCAGCGAATGAGGAAGCGGTCGCGCAAGCGCCCGACACTGAGATCGTGGACCTCGGCCTTGAGCCGACCGACGAAGACGGCGACAACGACGACGACCTCGTCGAAGCGATGGTCGTTATCGGTAACGGTGGTGTACTGCTGAAAGCCGTCGAGAACCCGACGCTCACGAAGGAGCGCCTGTTCATCGCGTACCGGCACGAGATCGTACCCGATCAGTTTTGGGGGCGTGGCGTTTGCGAGAAGGGTTACAACAGCCAGAAGGCACTCGACGCATCAATGCGCGGCCGCCTCGATGGCCTTGCCCTGACCGTCCACCCGATGATGGGTATCGACTCGACGCGTATGCCGCGTGGATTCAAGTTCGCCGTGCGGCCGGGCCGCTCGATACTGACCACGGGTAACCCCGGTGAAGTGTTGCAGCCCATGACGTTCGGCAACATGGACCCGAACCAGTTCACGAACACGAGCGAACTGGAACGCATGGTCTCCATGTCGACCGGCGGCTTCGATACCGCCGCTCCCGTCGAGGTGAACAACCGCAACGAGACGGCATCAGGCATGAGCATGATGCTCGGCGGCTTCGTCAAGCGCAGCAAGCGCACGATCCGCAACATCGAGAATGAGTTCATCATTCCGATGGTACAGAAGGTCAGCAGACTGTACATGCAGTTTGCCCCGGAGCGTTACCCCGCACGGGATGTGACGTTCAAAGCAATGTCAGTACTTGGTACAATGGCCCGCGAGCTGGAACAGAACCAGTTTAGCTCTATGATAGCCACGGTACCGCCTGATAGCCCGGCGTTCTGGATGCTGCTCCGCAGCGTCTTCGAGTCAAGCCAGCTGTCCAACCGCGAGGAGATGGTGATGTACATCAACCAGCAGTTGCAGCAGGCCCTCAACCCGCCGGCACCGCCGCCTGACCCGCTGGTCGAGCTGCGGCGCATGGAAGTGCTTGCCAAGGTACGTGCTGAGAACGCACGCATTCAGGTTGAGTACATCCGCGCACAGGCTGAGATTGCTCGGGCCGCCAACGACGCACGACTGGCGGAGAGTAAGGAAGCGAAGATCGAAGCAGACGCGATACTATCACTGGCTAAAGCCGCTGGCGAAGAACTCGGCAACCAGTTTCAACAGTACTCGCACCAACTGGCGGAGCTTGAACGCAACGCCGCAACGACAACTGAGGGGTTAGCCGAAAATGTCATCCAGAGAGCAGGCAACACGGGACTTGGAATCAATCCTTGACGCAACGCGTCACACTGGTTTCAAGCTCATAATGAAGGAATACCAGCTGATGCTGAACCAGCTCACGCAGTACGCCGCAGATCACTGCGACACGAGTGAGAAGTGGTTCCAGCGTCGCGGTGAGATTGCGATGCTTCGCAAGTTCCTTCAGACCGAGGACGATGTCCTTGCCGCAATCGACGAACTGCCGAATCAGGTGTTCGACGGCGAGACGCCGCCCGAGGCGAGTAACGACTTGGAGGACTGATGATCCTCTTTGACTTCACGTGTCCGTCATGCGGGCACACACACGAGCGCTTGGTGAAGTCGGACTGCCGCACGGACGAATGTCCCGAATGCGGTAGTCTAGCTGAGCGCATCATATCACCGGTGCGATGTAAGCTGGACGGTACCGACCCGAGTTTCCCCGGCGCCTACGACAAGTGGGCACGGGATCACGAGAAGCGGGCACGGCAAGACGCGAAGCGACATGCAGAGCACGGTGAGTAACACAACCCTATAACCCCCTTGCGGGGCAGGAGCAGTAATTGTATGGCCGAAATCATTGAAGGCACACCAAGTGAGCCGACTGACGAAGATGTAGTAGTGGACCTGTTCGCCACGGACGAAGCCGGAATGCCGGTGAACCCCGAGGTCGAGGAGGCACCTGCCGCGACGAACGAGGAACCTAAGAAGGATGAGGGAACGGACCCTGATCTTGACGAGTCAATTCCTGCCAAGTTCCGTGGCAAGTCTGCGGCAGAAATCGCAGCCAGTTATCAGGACCTCGAACGGGAATTTGGGCGTCGTAATAACGAGCTGGGTGAACTCCGCAAGATCACTGACGACATCCTAAAGGCGCAACTCACACCCGCGCAGCAGGCCGCTGCCGACTCCGACGACGATCTGTCCGCTGACGATCTGCTGTCCAACCCGAAGGAAGTCATTGCGAAAGCAGTGGCAGCCACGTTGGCCGCCGACCCGAGGCTCAAGGCAATCGAGGAGAAGGAAGCGACTGACATCGCGACCAAGAAGTTCGAGGCGTTCAAAGCCGCGCACCCGGATGCCAAAGACGTAATGGCGAATCCCGCCTTTGCCGAATGGCTGAACAAGGTACCGGGCCGCGCCGACCGCTTTATGCAGGCCGACGCGAACCTCGACTGGGATACAGCGAACGAAGTCATCTCAACCTACAAAGAGGTACACCAAGTGAGTACAGCCGAAGGCGAAGCCAACCGGCAGGATGCACTGCGGGACGTACGTTCTGCGCCAGCCGGCGCGAAGGCAGGTGGCAGCAAGCGCAAGATATTCCGCAAGGCTGATCTTGAACGTCTCCGTGACACAGACCCTATGCGCTACGAACAGTTGCAGCCTGTAATCCTTCAGGCGTACCTTGAGAAGCGCGTTATCTAACTTTCATTGACAGGAGCAATACAACATGACTGCATGGGCAGACCCCGCAACTAGCATGAACGTGACCACCGGCGCCGTCTTCATTCCCGAAGTCTGGTCCGACGAGGTCATCATGGCTTACAAAAAGGCCCTCGTCTTCGCGAACATCGTGAAGAAGTGGAACTTCGTTGGTAAGAAGGGCGACACGATCCACGTGCCGAAACCGACCCGTGGCACTGCCTCGGCGAAGGTGAAGGGCGTGATGGTTACCCTTCAGGCTGCGACCGAGACCGAGTTGCAGATCGCTATCGACAAGCACTACGAGTACTCGCGTCTGATCGAGGACCTGCTGGTCAAGCAGGCCATCGCGTCGATGCGCGGTCACTACACCGAGGACGCTGGTTACGCACTGGGCAAGCAGGTTGACACCGACCTAGCCGCCCTGATCGGTGGCCTTCAGGGTGGTACCGCCTACAGCACCGCCGTGGCTGGTGCCGACGGCACGACCGTGTGGGACCCGACCGCCAACACCAACACTGGTAACGGTAGCAACATCGCCGACGCCGGCTTCCGCCGGATG